TTTTGGGGGTTTAAATAATGGCTGAGAAAGAAGTTCTTGACCCGCATGGTTTTCCCATTGAAATGGACAGACCTATTGTGTTTGATGAGGGGAAACTAGACCCCCATACTGAGCTTTCTATTACTGAAAAAGCCTCAGACTTAGGTTTGCAGGGTGATGGTTATTACAATGTTCCTTCTATTTATGAAGGAAAGATTTATAACCCACAAGACCCTGAACATTATGAAACCATTAAAAGCTATGTTCAAAAGCAAGCTGCTGGAGGATTTCGGTTCCCCAACTTCCCTTCTGTAGAGGAAGCGGAGAAAGCAGCACAAGCCAGAAGTGAATACTTTAATCAGGTAAAAGCAGAAATGCTTAGGGAAGCAGTAGAAAAACGAAGGCAGGAACTTATGTTGCAAATGATGAAAAACACAAGATAATATTTGCAGCCGCTCCATCCCCCCAAGAAAAACTCTATGTTGCGCTGCAACATTAACCTATATCGGCTACTAGATACCATTCAGTAATATAGTCTTTGAATTCAATTAACCCTTTGCCGGATTGGACGTAATTGCCGTCCGGCGTAATGCGCCAAAAGCTGCCTACGCGCATCCCGTTCTCAGTATCCCCGTTGATGACCAAGACAGTAGCCCTAGGAAGCCTTGAGAGGGCTTTTAAGAGGATTTCTTGGCCCTTGCTTATCTTTTCCCCGTCTCGCTTCCATTCGCCGAATAGGAAGTGTCCTTTGCGTTCTAGGACCATATCTAGATTTGACGGCACTACTTTGCCGAGTAAGCCTGACAGCTCCCCAAAATCAACATGGGGAGCGTATTTATCGCGCATCATGGCGTTTGCAGTAATTGGCCTTCAAATGCGTATGTGCCAACGTGTCCTAAGTTAACCCAAGGAGCAGCCCATACTTTTAAACCATTATCACGGGCTTTTTTACAAAAATCGTAATCTTCAGACAATAACAATTTTGATTCTTTTTCAATTTGGGTAGCAAAGAACTCGTGAATTGTTTCCCCGTTTTGGCTATTTCTCATGTCTAGCACGTTATTTAAGTACATCGGCACTTTTCCAATCAAACTCTCAAATACCTCACGCTTAATCAGCATGAATCCTGTGCCGCCGTTCCATATCTCAACGGGCTTATTAATTGGCACGGTCACTTGACTTTGATAATCAATCAGATTGACCACAAATGCGCCTGTATGATGTTTTAGCTGGTCATCAGGCACACCGGCTTCAATAGCATTGCGAACAGTCTGCCAATTAATTTCTTTTTTCGGGTAAATGCCGCAAATGATGTCTTTGTCAGCTTCCAGCATAGGAAATATGTCGTTAGGATTGAAGCGAATATCCGCATCAATAAACATCATATGAGTAGCATCAGACTTTAAAAAATAATGTACTAATAAATTCCTAGCTCTTTGGATTAATGATTCATTAAAAAGATAAGAAAAGCTCACGTTCATGTTTGCGTTCTTACATAGCGTTTGAAGCTGTAAGCATGATTGAGCGTAAAAACCAAAACATTGACCGCCGTACATCGGTGTTGCTACAAATAAGTGTTTCATTTAATCCCCGCAAAAACAATCAATTGATTCAAAGTTAAACATATCTGATTGAGAATTGGCATATTTTCCCATTGCAGAATATGAAGGTCTGTCACTTCTCCATGTTGCACCTATCATTAACTCCATTTCTGCCCACCAAACAGCACGCTCTGGCTTGTCAGAAATAAGGCTAATAATTTGAGATTGACCTTTAAGGAAGCACAAATCACAGTTCCCTAATGGCGTTACACCGTTATTAAAAGGTATTCCAAGATTAAAACTATGGCTGTTCCAAAACTCTTGAACATCTTTTTGTGTTACTCCAGCACGAACTAACGGAATAAATTTATCCGGCATCTTTGCTGCTCTACGTTGTTCGTCAGCTCTAATGCCTACCGCAGTTTGATATTCTTTAACTCCAATAGATTTTAAAAACCTATCAATAGTTAATATTTTTAATTCACTTGTGCAAAATCTAGCTACGGGATTAGGCAAATAATTTCTTTTTGTAATAAGTTCTTTAAAAGGTTCGCCATTTCTAGATGCCGTATCAAAATTAACTTTTACAAACTTAGGTTCATTTGCCGAATACTCTAGCCAATGAATATCAACATTCCAATTTGTTTCGCAGTCACGCACAAACTTTAATGTTGCTTCATCTTCTTTCCCCGTATTAGCAAAGCAAACAATCGCATCGTCTGGCAAACCATTGTTAGATTGCAATACCCTCCAAAGCATATAAGCAGACGTTCTGCCGCCAGAAAACGATATGCAGGTTGGTTCATCGATGATAAAAGGGTCTCTCATAAGTTCCTTAATTAGTGGGCTGACCGAGACGTTGCCCAAGCGTTCCTAACCTGTCCTCAGAGGGACTCGCCCTCGGTCTGGCGGGGGTCTTGTAGTTCTTCAATCAAAACCCTGATAAGACCACCCTTGATTGGCTCTCCGCGAATCATCTCAATGTGGTCTACCTGAAAATCATCATCGAAAACACCAGCATCTTGTAAGCTGTCGAGGACGGCTTTAATCCTGTTGTCGATGTCAATTTTCCTTTTATCTCTAGGACGCAAAATCATTGTTATTTTCAATTTCTTGTCCTCAAACTTAGGAATGTTTTTCTCAATAATGTAGTTCTGAACGTCTGTTTTGAATTGCCGTCCATTTTTCGAGAGAACGGTTCTCCCTCGAAAGTTCCTCCAATAAGTATTCATTGAAGGAGGGAACGGCAACTCTAGCCAGACGTGCATTACCAAGGAATGTCGCCAGCCATCTTCGATTTGGGCGTTATTTCTTTTGGATACTGAGCATCCTTTTGTTTGTCCTTCCAGTCGGGGTCAGATACCTTGATGTTGAAATACTCACCATGAGGGCCATCATTTTTCCAAATACCAAAGTTCACTATCTGACCTTTGACGCACAGAGTTCCTTTTAAATCAGGGTCTGTGTCCTTTTGCTTGTATTTGTTGTGTGTGATTCTTCCCTTTAATTCTTGGGGAATAAACTTTGTGTACTCTCTTGCTTCACTCATTACTGGTTCCTTTATCTTAGGTAAAAATGCCCCAATACTTCGAGGCGCATTGTGTCTAAAGTTATTCAAGTGGGTCTTCCAAGTCTGCAAATGGGTCTACGCCCTGTTTAGCTGCGATAAATTTAGTCTTGGTAACAGCATCCATGCGCTTAATTGCGTCAGCGTTCCCCGCCTCCCAAGTTTTTCGCTTTTCTAGCTTTTGCTCGTCTGTCAGCTTTGGGCTATCTTCGATATTGTTAAGCATGGCAACGTACTCCTTGATGTATTCCTGCCAGTCTGAGCAGTTCAAATACACTTTGCCGTCTGGTAACAGTAACTGGTACTCCGTTACCTGTTCCTCAATAACAATTTCCGCTTCGCCCATGTCCTTGACAGTCGGGCTAGGCGTCTTGAACGTCTCAACTTCTTCTGGCGTGTAAACTCCCACGACGCAAGACGGATAGACTGTTCTAACGCCTTCTGAGACGCATCTGGCCCTAAGCATTGCTCTGGCATAGTTGCGCCAGTTGTCTTTGCCGGTAAGCCCGATTTTCTTAGCCATCTCAAATGTCCATACGACAGTAACAGAGCCGCCGTTAGGGTGAGAAAAAGTCCCAGCCACTCTTTCATCGGTGTATTCCTCCCATTTGACTGAGCCACCGGCTTGCTGAAAGCGACCTAACATTGCGTCAGCCTTCAAAGCAGGTCGGCCCTGTATGACATGAAAATCCCGCATAGCGATAGCAGGGTGCATATTCTCTGCTTGGCAGAGCAGCATGATTGCCATTGCTTCCTCAGTTGATTTAAAGCCGAACATCTTGCTTTTAGATGCAACTTCAGCCATCTCGCGTATTTCATTAATCGGCACTAGGGCAGTCATAAGTCCCTCGCTCTCATCATTGCGTCAGCGATTTGATAAGCACCTTTAGCAATGTTTTCTTCAATTTCGGGCGTCCAATCAATGTTTTTTCCTGCAAAATGCGTCAAAGCCATTGCAGCAAAGTAGTCGCGCAATGTCATGCCGCTTTCTTGCGTACCTGTTAGTGGGTTGTGAACATTAGGGAATGCGTACATAAATCCTCCGTTATTTAAGTAAGAAGCGGCGAGAACCTGCCGTTTTCGTGACAAACTTCTCATAAACCTCCGGCATCGTTGATTGAAATAACTTAGCGTCAAATCTATCACTTGCTTTGCTGTTTTTCCAAGTCGCTAGAATCTTTCCGTCAAACGTCAGCAATTCAGAACAGAATCCCATATGAGACTGGATAGCAGTAGCCAGACGGTCTTCTTGCTCTTCTAGCATCTTCCTTTGTTCCTTAATATGTTTCAGAGCTTCGGCTGCTTTCTCAATCTGCGAGATAGCCACTACAGACGTGCCGTTGTCTTGGGCATAGATGAGCTTCGTCTGGTCTGTATCTTCGGGTTCTAGGG